GTTCTGTAAAATACCTATTGTATCTTCAAAAGCAGGTCCATTATCAAAGTTATCAAAACTGGTTATATTAGTTTCACTTATAAATAATTCTTCCTCTCCAGAACCTTTTTGAACTGATATTAAATGGATGTCTAGTTCCCCTATTTCTTTAAATTCATCTAATTTTATAGTTTTCTCTATAAATTGCGTAGTGAACCCACTCCAGAATAATGCTATTCTTGGTTTCTTATCAGGAAATTCGGCATCTAACGCCTTCTTCCATTTATCACTTATCTCTTCGTTTGTTTGTATATAGTTAGGACCTGAGTATGGAGATATATGTCTCACTTTCAATAGATATGGAATGGAAAATAAATATAACTTGAAATCATAAATACTAGTATCTGGGATATTTGTTAATATTTCTACATTAGGAAGGAAATCTAAGTTTATTAAATGATTTAATTTATAATCTAGAAAATATGTTATTTGAATATCAGGATACATCTGCGCTAAATCTATCAAATATCTGTTGAATTGTATTACATCACCTATTCCCTGTTCTCCTGATACTAATAATTTTTTACATTCAGCCTTCAAATCCCAATCTGGAAGTGATTCTGGGAGTGTATATTTATGTGCGTAGCAAAAAAATCTAACTTCATTCCATTCAAATCCCTTTTCGAACTTTTTAAACTTTAGTTCATTATAACAAAGTGCCTGTATTGTTTCTTTAGAATCTTTATTAAGTTCATATGACTTCTCTAAATTAATTTTAGCGTTATTGTAATCATGAAGTAAATAATAGCAACCACCTATTAAAAAATATATATTATATGTTTTTTCACATTTATCAAAGTATTCTAGGGCTTGGACCATATTATATAAAGAATAGTAGTAAATTCCCATAAAGTTATTATATTCATTCTCTTTTTCGGGAGTATTACTATTTGATTTAAATTTTGAAGCATATAATAACATTTCATCAAGATTTTCTAATTTTAAAAAGCATTCAACAAGTTTTTTGTATATATAATATTTTTTGTTATCATCAATATTGAGTCGAAGATTTTTTTTATAATATTCTTTTGATTCATAATATTTTTTTGATTTAAAAAGTGTTTCTGCTAACTTAAAATTAATCTCACTTTCAAATTGGTTAATTTCATACGCCTTTTTTAAATGATATTCAGCTTCTAACAAACAATCTAATTTTAGATAAGCATTTCCTATAAGATTGTAAATATTTATAACTAATGTAGTATATTCTTTATTGTTTTTAACTCCGGTGTCTATTAACGAAACCGCCTTTCCCAAGCTGTTAATAGCTTCAGGGAACCAACCTCTATCAAAATAAGCCTTTCCTAGTTCAAAATTATAAATGATGTTTAGTGGCTCTAATAATACCAATTTATTCAAATATACAGCAGCATTTTCAAACTGATTTAGTTGATAATATATTTTTGCTACGTTTTGTATAGAACTAATATGTTTTGGATTATTTTTTAATATGATATTAAACATTACTATAGATTCATAGTAAGACTCCAAATTAAAATTGCATATGGCTACGCGTTCAATTATTATTTCATTAACGTGGTGTTTCAATAAGGCATTATAACTATTAAGTGCGTTTTCCCATTCTTGTTTTGAAAAGAAATCGTCTGCCTGTTTTGATATGCTTATTATTATATCTTGTTTTACTTTTTCTCTATTACTAGTTTCATTTTTTGAATTCATAATGTTAAACTCTAGTTTTTTTAATTAAAAAACTCTTAAATGTAATTGTAAAAAGAAATTATTAACATATATTTTTACGATTTCTATGACTACCGTGTATTTCATAAAAAGGGTCAATATAACGAAAAGATTCATTTTTTATCTCGGCATATCTCTTATTCATTTCATTAATTCTAGTAATACATCCTTCTCTGTCTAATTCAAATGGAAAAATATGTTGTATTTTTTTTATTAAATTATCAACTATATTTTCAATTGTATTTTCCTCAGTTTCATTTAATTCTCTATAATCAAAAACGATTACATTTTCCCAATTACGATATTCATTAGGGAACAAATATCCTTTCTCGGGTCTTTCACTCGATATAAAATATGTAGTGTAATTATTACTTTTTAAATTATTTTGTATTCTTTCTAGATTGAGGTCATGAGTTTTATATATCAACAAGTTGTTTTTTATATAACGAAAAGCATCCTTTTCATCTCCTGTCACTATGCGGTGTCTTTTAAAGAAAGGAACTAACCCATAAAGTGCATTTACTAAAAGTGTGCTAGCAGTATGATACGGACTAGTTTGTGTTATTACAGTTGGATGTTCCATAAATATTTCTGTATTTTATAGGTTTTTTACTTCTTAAATGTGTGAATTATTTAATTGAATTATTTAATTGAATTATTTAATTGATTGAAAGGTTCAGTATAAATTCCTACATTAACATCCTTCGGTTTTTCAATACTAGTATAATTATTTCTTACTAAGAATTTGAATAATTCACTCCAGCCTCTATTAAGGTCATTTAAATACTGGTCTATAGTTTCTTCACTATTAACTTTGAGTTTGAGTATTTCCATTAACTCATTTAATCTAGGGTAGTGTTTACTATTATTATGACCATGTTTTTGAACTAGTATATGATAAATTAGTGAATGAAACTCATTCTCTCTATTAGGAATGTAAACATTTACTCCTGATACATCAGTTAACATTCTAGTTTCTAACATATCAAATTGCCATTTAGAATTATAATAATTATCACCTATGTATCTAACATCAATCGCTACTTTAATGTCTCCAATCAATACGTTATTTTGAATATAAAATCCATCGTCATTTTCACGCATATAAATCTTATTATTTGATTCCGCACCAGTAATTGCTTTGAATAAATAGTAATCATTCACTACTATATCAATATCATTAGTATCTCTGTAATTATCGATACTTTCTAAATCTTTTTGACCTCTTTGAACTATATATTTTAATGTTGGATGAGAATTTAATGTATTAAAAAATTCTCTTAATGAAGTGAATGACTTTCTAGGAGTTAAGACTGACTCAGATTTGTTGAAGATATTTAATACTAGTTTTGACTCTTCTATATTATAACTCGAATGTGCTTTAAAATATGCTCCACTTGAACCACCCAATTCTGTTCTCAATTCATTTTTTATTTTCTGCATGTTTGTATTTAATACTTGAATGCAAGCCGTAGCTTTACTCAATTGATAAGTAGGTGATGTATCTTCTACAATAATAAGGTATATCTCATCTCCCTTAACTCTATTATCTGCTGGATTTTTATACAGTTCCAACGCTATTTGATTTTGTAAATCTTTGTTTACTAATATAATCTCACTTGAAACTATTTTAATAGAGTTGGGTAGCTTTTCTTGGAGGTATTCGTCAGCCTTAGATTTATCTTGAGTATCCCATACAATAATAGTGTGTATCTCAGTAGGTCTCGACGAATTTGATAATTCTAACTCTTCATTAAAACTTGAAGAACTATAATTCAGTTCTTTATCATAAAAATCACGGTCTCTTATTTGAGATAGAAAATTGAAAATATCAAATATACTTTCAGCTGTTTCTATAAGCTCACTTGTTAAATTATAAAATGGATAATTCACTTTTGTATCAGCCCAAGTGAAATCAATTAATGTTAGAATTCCGTCTAAAACTGTTAAATTTTCTAAAGTAAAATCATTATGATATATACCATTTTCTGTTAATGTTTTTAATATTTCTTTTAACTGTAATTTCCAGTCAATTGGTATTATATCGGTCTTGATTGAACTTCCACAATACTCCATATAAATAGAATACTCTTCTGTGTCCACAAATATGATTTTAGGAAAGTGTGTATTACTTGAAACTTTTGATAAATATTTTACTTCGTTTTCAAACATACTTTTGTAATTGCTAAAATATCCCATTCCACCCTGAACTAAATATGATTTTTTTACTATTGGATTATTTAAATTATATTTAGCCTTTAAAATGGTGCTAGGAATAAGTAATTCAACTAAACATGTAGTATATTCTTGATTTCTAAATATAGTTTTTTGATTTCTAAAATCTTGGAATTTATTTTTATTAATATCCATATTCAAATTACTAATTTATTGTGATTAAACCAGTATAAAACCTTAAATAAATAATAATTATTTAATTAGAAGCGTTCTTGAGTGCTGCTACTTCAGCCTTGAGTGTATCTAACTCAGCCTTTAATTCTTTAATTGCCTGTGTAAGTATAGGAACTAATTTACCCTGTTTGACTTCTAAACGTTCTGGATTGCTAGTGTAAACAAGGTCAAGAACTTCGTTTGCGTTATCAGTCATAGCAGACTGTAAATCCTGGGCTATGAAACCTGCACGTTTCTTACCATTCATAGGCCAGTTTTCATCGTCAGGTGTAAGAACACGGCGGTCCCAAGTAAATTGAACTGGTCTTAATGAGTCGATGAAATCAAGACCCCAAGGAAGGTCGATGATATCAGTTTTATCACGTGAGTCTGATAGTGAAGCAATAGTAGTATCAGCACATCTTAAATCGGTTATAGCATTATTACCTAAGGTAATTTCATTATTTACGCCGGAAGCACTAACTGACGCATTATATCCTAAACATGTATTGTTATTTCCGGTTGCTATTGACCCACCCGCACCAGAACCAATTAATGTATTACTAGAACCTGCTCCTATACTAGTTCCAACATTATATCCCATAAGTGTATTATAGCCACCGGTTGTATTTGTTTTAAATAAACTATATCCAAGACCTACATTATACAAAGTATTACTATTTGTTGCTGTAAAAGAAGGGCCTCCACTACCATCAATTACCAATCCAGTTGCCCCCCCCGCGTTTACATTATCAGTAATATCATAAATATTTGTTGTGCCTCCGCCGCCTCCGCCTCCACCACCTAAGGCATTAGTAGCCCATGACATATTTCCACTAGTATCAGAAGTTAAAAAATATTGGTTTGTAGTGGTCGGGGCGTTATCTGGTAATACATAATTTACAGAAGCCACGTTATTATTAGCTGATGATATTGTTGTAGTATTGTCATTACCAGAACAGTAAAGCTTCAAACTACCAGTAGTTGAGGATGAAACACCTGATTCTATTGTATTATTAACTGTTAAAACACCAGCACTAGACAATTTCATCTTTTCACTTGCTGTTTCACTAGCAGCTGTCTTGAAGGATAATTTAGTAGCATTATTATCAGCAGCAAAATCTCCTTCTGATACAGCTTCTATTCCAGCACATACTAATATAGCATTGGTTCCTGTGCCTTCATCTGGTGCTTGGAAATCAATAACACCTATTTTATCATTAAGTGCTATGTCTGTTTCACCAGTTTGTAATGTTAATTTAATTGGTTTATCGTCGCCTGTAGCAGTATGCTTTAATGCTAATCCTTCATCATGGACGTGTGTTAATTTAATTTCACTATTAGCACCAAAGCTTAAAACAGCTGAGTCTGATGTTAAACTTAAATCATTACCCAAAGAAACATCACCATCTAACCTAGTAGCACCAGCATCAACAAAAAGGGAATAACTATTAGAAATTGTTAAAGACCCACCTGTTGATGGTGCACCAGCAACATAAAGTGATGCAGCTGTATCTACATTCATAGCACTTCCACAAGAAAGTGTTGGCGCAGATAAGCTAACCATATTTATAGGTGAAGCGTTAGTCACACTAGTGTTTCCTGTAAATGTTAATGTAGGACTTACTTCTAAACCACCCCAGGAAGCATTAGCAGCAGAAGCAATATAATGACTTCCACTTGAAACAATTTCACCATTATCTTTAATTTCAAGTGCTGTTTGTAATGTATTAGTATTTGCTGATGACCCTGTTCCTCCATCTGCTACCTTGAAAATAATTGAACCTCCTGTTCCTGTTCCTGTGCCTTGACCACCATTAAGTGTTAAATTTGCTCCAACTTTGTCTGTTCCTTCTGAAATTCCTGGTAATAAAGTTAATGCTCCTCCAGCACTATCACTACCTACTCCTGATTGTAATATTAAATCTATTGGTGTTGCCATATTTTATATAATATTATAACAAAAGAAAAAACAATATACATCAAATAATAATATTTTCTTATCGAGCGGACAATATTTTTATTGATACATTTTTCTTATGATACCCATTTACTTATAAAAATTATTGGACGTTTATTTTTTTCTCTAATTCTTCTACTTTCTTTTGAAGGTCTTGTATTGATTTAACTAAAACTGGAATTAAGTTTCCGTATTTTGCTTCTATACGTTCTGGATTTGATTCATGGACTAAATCCAATAATTCATTTTCGCCATTAGGCATGGCTTCTAAAAATTCTTGTGCGATAAAACCTACACGTCTCTTTCCATTATTTATATGGTTTTTATCACAAGGTTCTAATTCACGACGTTGCCAAGTGAACTCAACTGGTCGTATTTTATTGAGAAAGTCTAAACCAAATCGAGAATCAGTAATATCAGTCTTGTCTCTGCGGTCTGATATAGCCGCTATAGTTGTAGCGCCACAACGAAGTGTTTGAATAGAACTATTTCCAAGTGTTATTTCATTTGTTGCGCTGGCCGCACTAGCTTGGGCGTTATAACCAATAATAATGTTATTATTTCCATCGGTTAATGTTCCACCCGATCCAGCACCAATTATGGTATTTTGACTTCCAGAAGTGAGTCCAGATGCAACGTTATAGCCAACACATGTATTATTATCGCCAGTAGTTAGACTATCAAATATACTAATACCTACACCAACATTATTGTTAGCGTTGGTTAAGGCATTCCCGCTGATGTCTGTTCCAAGAATTAATGAATTACTTAAATTTGTTTCATCAGCATTAGCATCACCCAAAGAATTAATGTTTGCTGGAGTGCCAATAGACCAAGATAAAGTTCCATTTGTGTCGGATGTTAAATTATAGCCGTTTGCTATAGGAAGACCTCCCGGTAATGTATATGAGACGCTACCTCCACTATCATTAGGTTTAATTGTTGTAAAATTTCCATTTCCTGAATGAGAAAAATTCAATTGCCCTGAAATCGATGATGAATCGCCTAAAGTCAACTGTCCTGTTAGTTTTGTTGCTCCTTGAGCTACCAATAAACTTGTGCTTCCGATTAAAGTTTGATTAGCTCCTGCTATAGGTGCTCCAGCTATTTTAACTGTTGATGCTTCCGTAGTTGTCACACTATTACTAGAAGCTGATAATGTAGGTCTTTCTATATTTACTAAAGCAAAACTTGCTGCGGTTCCACTAGCAGCAGTAGCAGTATCGTTATATGTTGTTGACCCGTATTGAATACCTGCGCCTTTAGTTAAACTTGGTATATTATGAGCTCCACTATTTGTAAAAGTTGTTGTTCCATTTAATGTAGCATTATCATTTCCAATTAATGTCGATGATTCTGAGGGAAGTATAACTGTATAATTACTCGCAAGTGTGCCTTGTGCTCTTAATGTAATCTTGTGTGAGCCATTATCAGAGTCTTCATAAAAATCAACAAAACCAGGACCTGAAGCACCATTTTTCACACTTAAGCCAGAATTAGCAGTTAAATTTGAAAATGTGCCTGCCACTGGTGTAGTTCCACCAATTGTAGTGTTGTCTATATTACCACTATTGATATCTACATTAGTCATAGCTTGAC